GGCATCGACTACCTGCGGAAGGAATGTGACCGCGCCCAGGCGGTGCCTGGTTACGAGAACACGTTCAAACGTCTGCACTTGAACATCTGGACGGAGCAGTCCTCGCGCTGGCTGCCGATGGATGTATGGGACGAGTGCGCCGGCAGCGCGGGCCCGCGCGAGCTCGAGGAGCAGGTCAGGGGGCGGGAAGCCTGGGCCGGGCTCGACCTGTCGAGCACGTCGGACCTGACCGCTTTCGTCCTGGACGTTCCGCTCGATGGGGGACGGCATGCGTGGATCTGCCGGTTCTGGATGCCGAGGGAAAACATCCGCCGGCGAGTCGAGCGTGACCGCGTGCCGTACGACGTGTGGGTGCGCGAGGGCTGGATCACGGCGACGGAGGGCAACGTCGTCGACTACGACGTGGTGCGAGCCGATATCAACGCGCTCGCCGAGAAGTTCCACGTCAACGAAATAGCGATCGACCGCTGGAACGCGACGCAAATATCGACGCAGCTGCAGGGCGATGGATTTGTAGTCGCGCAGTTCGGTCAGGGGTTTGCGTCCATGAGCGCGCCGGCCAAGGAGCTGGAGAAGTTGGTGATCGGCCGGCTGATCGCTCACGGCGGACACCCGGTGCTGCGGTGGATGGCGTCGAACGTCGCCGTGCAGCAGGACGCCGCGGGCAATCTCAAGCCCGCCAAGGACAAGTCGGGCGAGAAGATCGACGGCATCGTCGCCGGCATCATGGCGCTGGCGCGCACGATGGTGCAGGTGCCCGCCAGGTTCACGGGGGAGCTAAGGGTGATCGAATCGTGAACCTGTCAAAAAAACTCCCCGAAATCGCCGCGAAGGTCAGCGATGCGATCTTACGGATGATCGACCTGCGGGATGTGTTCGTATTCGGCGGGCTCGCCGCCGTGGGTTATGGTGTTGCGCAGATCCATACACCATCGGCATGGATCATCATCGGCGGCGCGGTCCTCGTGCTCGGGCTTCGCCGCTGATGGGCATCCTGTCGAGACTGGACACCGCGCCGCGCGCGGAAACCACGACGCTGCGGTCACCAGCGGCCTGGTTTCTGGAAACGCTGTGGGGACGTGAAGCCGCGTCGGGCGTCCGGGTTTCAGAGGCGACAGCGCTGGGGCTGTCGGCGTACTACTGCGGCGTCAACATGATCGGCGGCACCTGTGGCTCGCTGCCGCTCAACGTTTACAAGCTGGACGGCAAGCGCAGGGACGTATGGTCTCAACATCCGGCACACCGGCTGCTGCACACGGAGCCGAACCCGGAAATGACCGCGATGTCGCTGCGGCAGACCTGGATCACGCATGCCATCGCGCGAGGCAACGCCTACGGCGAGATTCTGTGGGACAACCGCAACAACCCGGAGCAGATCTGGCCGTTGCCGCCGCACATCACCACGCCCAAGCGCGATGATAAGGGACGGTTGTGGTACGAGGTGCGCCCCGGGGACAAGGAAGTCCGTTACCTGAAACCAGAGGACGTGCTGCACATCCCCGGGATGGGATACGACGGCGTCATGGGGTACGGGTTGATCCAGGTGGCGCGGGACGCGATCGGGCTCAACTCGGCGCAGGACACCTATGCCGCGAAGTTCTTCAGGAACGGCGGAAATATTTCCGGCCTGGTCGAGACCGACAACGTCCTGACGGACCCGCAGTTTGCGCGGCTGAAGAGCGAGATCGCGGAAAAGCTGCAGGGACTCACGAACGCGCACCGCATCGCGATCCTGGAGGCCGGGCTCAAGTTCAAGCCCATGAACCCGAACCACCGCGACGCGCAGCTCGTGGAGGCGCGCCGGTTCACGGTGGAGGAATGGGCGCGGTGGCTCAACATGCCGCCGCACAAACTGAAGGAGATGACGCACGCGACCTTCTCCAACATCGAGCACCAGAACATCGAGTGGGTGGTGGACACGATCCGCCCCTGGCTGGTGCGCTTCGAGCAGGAGTTCAACCGCAAGCTGTTCCGCAAGCAGAGCATGTTCTACACCAAGCACGTGGTGGACGGCCTCCTGCGCGGTGATCAGAAGGCGCGCTTCGATGCCTACGCAATCGCACGCAATTGGGGCTGGATGTCCGCCGATGACGTCCTCGATCTGGAAGATCGCAACCCTTTGCCGGACAAACTCGGTGAGATGTATCTCGTGCCGATGAACATGCAGCCGGCGGACAAAGCAGGGCAGGACGCGACCGCCGCCCCTGGTGATGCACCGCCGCCGGACGACGACCCGGTTGCCGCCCGCTTCGTTCGCGCGGCCGCCGAGCGCGTGGTGCGTTTTGAATCGCGCATGCTGGCGGCGAAAGGCATCGCGGCGTATGTTGAGGTTGGCGCCAAGGTCGCCGAGTGGATGGGCGTGGACCAGTCTAGAGCAGACCGCTACTGCACCGCGGCCATGCAGTTGAATCTGCTCGCCGAGGATAGTGGCGTATCCCAGGAAGACCTCAAGCTGCGCAAGATCGAATTGCTCGAACGACTCGTGCTTGGAGAAAACCATGCCACAACCGCTTAAAGGACTTCCCGAAGCCGGAACCCGCCCGTGGTTTCGCGTGCAGGCGAAGACTGGAAAATCCGCCGAAGTCTTCATCTACGACGAGATCGGCGTCGGTTTCTTCGGCGGCGGCGTCGCCGCGGCGGACCTGATCAAGGAAATAAAGGCGCTCAACCTCGGTGCCGATGGCGAGCTGACCGTGCGCGTCAATTCACCGGGCGGAAATTTCTTCGAGGGCGTCACGATCCACAATTACTTCCGCACGATGAAGGCCAAGATCATCATGCGCGTGGACGGCGTCGCCGCGTCAGCGGCCTCGGTGGTGGTGATGTCCGGCGACCGCATCGAAATGCCGGAGAACGCGATGCTGTTCATCCACAATCCGTGGATGTTCGCCGCCGGCGACGCCCAGGTCATGCGCAAGGCGGCCGAGGACCTCGACCAGATGCGCGACAGCGCCGCGGGGACTTACCTCCGCCGGGCGGGCAACAAACTTACGCGCGCCAAGCTGCTCGACATGCTGGACGCGGAGACCTGGCTCAGCGCCGAGGATGCGGTCAAGCACGGCCTGGCCGACGTGGTGGACGAGCCGGTGCGCGCCGCGGCGCTCGCGCAGTTCGATTTCACGAAGTACGGCTTTCCGGTGCCGAAGGCGCTTGTGACAGCCAAAAATGCCATCGTGGACGAGCGGAAGCGCCGGCGCGACGCAGTAAAGACACTAAAGGAATTTGCCGCCGCCTGAAAGCGGCCGGCTTTCGAATCGAGCAGACGCTGACGGGCGTCAAAACACGCGGGCGCCAAAGCAGCCCGATGTGCCGACCCGACGGTCGGGAAACCTGTCACCGAGCCCGCCCTGAGCGGGTTTTTCTTTGACCTTTTACGGAGCACGACGAATGAAAACCGTCACGCAGCTGAAGCAGGACTACGCGGCATTGCTCGCCGAGACCGAGGGGATCCTCGACGCGGCCGACGAGGGCGACCGCGCCATGACGCCGGAGGAGTCGGCGAAATACGACGCCGCCATCGCCAAGCTCACTTCGATGAAGGCCGACATCGAGAAGCGCATGAAGCTCGAAGCGGTGTCACAGCCGAGTTTCGGCGAGCAGCAGCCGGCCGCTCGTTTGCAGCCCTCCAGTGATCCGGACGACACCGAAGTCCAGGCTACGATCCGTCCCACGGACGCGGGCCCGCGCATCGATGTCCCGCGAGCCTACGGCAAGCTGGTTGCTTTCCAGAAGACCTCGAAGGGCCAGATGCAGGCCTATCGCGCCGGCATGTGGATACTGGCCACCCTGTACGGCAATGGCAACGCGCAGGACTGGTGCCGCAAGAACGGCGTCGGCCCGCGCGCGGCGCTGTCCGGCGGGGTCAACACGTCCGGTGGGGCACTCGTGCCGGACGAGCTCGAGCGGGCGATCATCGACCTGCGCGAGGAATACGGCCTCTTCCGCCGGGTGTGCCGCGTGACGCCGATGTCCACAGATACCAAAAACCGGCCGCGCCGCAAGGGCGGGCTCACCGCGTTCTTCGTGGGCGAGAATCAGGACGGCTCCGCCAACGAGTCCGATGCAAGTTGGGATAATGTTTCTTTGGTAGCAAAGAAATTGATGGTTTTGACTCGGATGTCGTCTGAAGTCGACGAGGACGCAGTACTCGACCTGGCCGACGAGATGGCGCAGGAAATCGCCTACGCCTTCGCGGTCAAGGAAGACAACGTCGGTTTTAACGGTTCCGGTTCGGCTGCCGATGGTGGCATCGTCGGCGTGCTGGTCAAGGCGCTGCAGGCCAGTTTCACCAAGGCCAAAGTCGCGGCGGCATCCGGCCACGACACCCTCGTGGAGATCGACGCGGACGATCTGCTCAAGTTGATGGCCGCGCTCCCGCGGTACGCGAAGAAGGGCTCGGCGTGGTATTGCAGCCCGACGGCGCAGGAGCTGGTGTTCAACGCGATCAAGATCGCGGGTGGCGGCAATACCCGC